AACGGGTCATCGTGGACGGCCATTGACGGCGTATCAACGCCCGCCATTACAGGCGTCACTACCACTACGCTTACCTCGCCCACCCTGTTCAAAAACAGGATGTGGTTTATCCAAAAGGATACGTTGAAAGCATGGTATTTGCCGACCGCATCTGTTGGCGGAGCTGCCAACGCGCTTGACCTGTCATCGGTCGCGCACTTAGGCGGCAGCATTGTATCTATGGCGTCGTGGACGATTGACGCAGGTTATGGCGTTGACGACAACCTTGTTTTTGTCACCGATCAGGGCGAGGTCATCGTTTATCGCGGAACCGACCCCTCTAGCGCCTCCACATGGGCGCTGATCGGCGTTTGGATCATTGGTGCGCCAATTTCCAAGCGTTGCTTGCTGAAATACGGCGGCGATTTGCTGGTTTTGACGCTTGACGGCCTGATTCCGATGGCATCGGCGCTGCAATCGTCACGCCTTGACCCAAACGTGGCGCTATCGGACAAGATTCAAGGTGCGTTTGCACTAGCCGCCAAGACGTACAAGAACAACTTTGGCTGGGGGATGTTGTATCACCCGCTAAACAACGCTTTGATCGTCAACATTCCAGTTGCGTCAAACTCGCAAGTGCAGTTTGTGATGAACAACATCACGAAAGCGTGGTGTCGGTTCACCGGCTGGTACGCAAACTGCTGGTCATCGCTTAACGATGAGCCGTACTACGGTTCTGATGGTTACGTTGCAAAGGCTTGGACGACCGGAACCGGCTCGGCGGGCTACAACGACAACGGTCAGGCCATCAACAGCAGGGCACTACAAGCCTTCAACTACTTTGACACCCGTGGCGTCATTAAATACTTCACCCGTGGCCGCACAACCACTTACTCCAACGGTCAGCCGACCATTGGCGTGGGTATTGCGGTGGATTTCCAGACCGATGACTTCCTTGGTGCGCTGTCGTTTGTCGGCACCAACTATGGTTTGTGGGACGTTGGTCTATGGGATCAGGCCATTTGGGGCAGCAACACGATTGCGAGCAACACGGTGGTAGGTTTGAGCGGTATCGGTTATTGCGGCGGCATCATTTTCAACAGCAGCAGCAAGAACGTATCGCTTGAGTGGGCATCAACTGACATCGTTTATCAACTCGGATGGGCTGGAATATAGTCAGCGGCCCCCATGTGGGCCATTGGGTGATGTCACGCACAGACGGGGCGTATAACCCCGACCGCTCTGTTGCCATTGGGTTAGAGCGAGACGGCGAGCTTGTCGCCGGTACGGTTTACGAGATGTGGAACGGCAGATCGGTCGTTTGCCACATCACTTGGGATCAAATCACACCGGCATACCTAGCCGCTGTGTACGACTATCCCTACAACGTCGCAAATGTTGATAAGATAATAGGGCCGATTTCCAGCAACCATACCCGGGCGCTGAAACTGGTCACGAAAATGGGGTTTTCGGAGGAAGCGCGTATTAAAGACGGCGCACCTGACGGAGACATTGTTTTTATGACGCAGACACCAGACAGGTGTCGTTTCTTGGAGCCGAGGTATGGGCAAAAGATCACCAGCACCGCCACCAGCGCCTGATTACGCAACCCTAGCCATCAAGCAGGGTGAGGCGAACATGGCCGCTGCCAAGCAGTCGGCTTATATGTCCAATCCCAACATCTTCGGCCCCACCGGGTCGCAGACGGTTACTTGGACAAAAAATGCAACCGTAGACACCGACGCCTACAACAAGGCGTTGCAGGCTTATCAGGATCGCATCGCCCAATACGGCCCCGAAAATGCGGGCGAAACGCCAGATCAAAGCCAATTTACGACGTACATTGAACAACCAACGATTACGCAAACCATTGACCCCAATGCGCTTGCGGCGTTGCGCTCTCAAGAGCGGGCGCAATTAGAGTTATCAAAAGCGGCTGAAGGCGCTGCGGGTGGCTTAAAAAACCTTGGCATCGCGTCGGCATTTAGCCCGCAAAACCTGCCAAGCCTTGGCTACGACATCGGCTTATCGGGTGCAATTCAAGGCGCACCGCAAGGCATTTACGCACCGATCGCTGGATATGGTCAGGAAGCGTTGCCGGGTCAGGTCACCGCAGACCAGAAGGCAACGGTCAACCTTCCGGTGCAAGGCGCAAGCACCGCGCAGAACCAGTTTTTTGGCTTGGCGCAGGGTGGCCCCGCTGCACCGACCAATCTCGGCATGTTTGATGCCGGTCAATTTACATCGCAAACCGCGCCAAGTGGGCAAGCGTTTGGAACCGCACAAGGCGGCCCGTCAGGTGGTTTGTACGGCATGGCAGGCGCTGGCCCGCAGGGATTGAACCTGCAAGGGCTTGACCTGTCAGGCATCGGCGGTGTGGCCGGTGGCCCCGCACAAGGCCAATTCGGCTACGCACAACAGTTTGTGGGCGGCCCGCAGTTACAGAGCCAGATTGATATTGCCAACTTGCCGCAGGGGCCAGTAAACGCTGGCATGACGGCGCAGACGGCATTGCTGTCGCGTTTGTCACCGCAGTTGCAGGGCGAGCGTCAGCAACTCCAGACGCAACTGATTAACCAAGGTCTGCGACCGGGTGGCGAGGCGTACAACTCGGCCATGTCGGCGCAGATGCAGAAGGAAAACGACCTTTTGTTGCAGGCCGCAGCGCAGGGCATCAGCCTTGATCAAGCCGCTCGCCAGCAGGCATTTGGTGAGCAGCAATCCCGCGCTATGTTCGCCAATCAAGCCGCATTGTCAGGTTTTGGCGCAGGCATGGAGCAGGCGCAGCTTTACAACACGGGCTTGGGGCAGAACCTCCAGCAGTCGTTGGCAACGCAGGCCGCGCAAAACCAAGCGCAGCAGCAAGCATTCCAGCAGCGTTTGCAGGCGGGTGAGTTTGGCCGAGAGGCGCAATTAGCGTCGTTCGGTACGCAACAGCAGGCGCAAGAAGCCGCTAACCAAGCCATCGCGCAGAACTTTGCACAGGCTCAAGCCGCACAGCAGATGCAAAATCAGGCCATCGGCCAGAATTTTGAGCAAGCGTTAGCGGCACAACAGGCGCAAAACGCAGCCCTCGGTCAGAACTATCAGCAAGCCCTCGGTGCGGCTGGGTTTAACCGTGAAGGGTTGATGCAGCAGTTTGGCATGGGTCAGTCAGCGCAAGAACTTGCTAATCAGGCTCTCGCGCAGAACTACCAGACGACGTTTGATCAAGCGCGGGCGCAAAACGAGGCGTTGCAGCAGATTTTTCAGCAAGGCGCTACGCAGCAGCAGATGTACAACCAAGCCGCTGCACAAAATTTCCAGCAGCAGGTCGCCGCGCAGCAAGCAAACCTTGCCCGCCAAGCGCAGCAGGTTGGTCAGGCGCAGGGAGCCGCAGGGTTCTACAACGAAGCGCAGGCACAGGCTTACCAGCAAGAGTTGGCGCGTCAGGCTGCCGCAAACGCCGCTCAACAGCAGCAGTTCCAGCAGAACATCGCCCAACAGCAGTTCCGCAACACCGCGATCCAGCAGGCACTTGCCCAGCAGGCCGCCATTCGCAGCATCCCGGTCAACGAGATCAGCGCGTTGTTGTCAGGCGGTCAGGTCAACGTGCCGCAGTTCCAAGGCTACAGCGGCGTTACCGTGGCTCCTGCTCCGTTGTTTCAAGCGGGGCAGGCGGCGGGCGATTTCGCACAACGCAATTACCAGAACCAAGTCGGCTCGTATAACGCGAGCATGGGATTGCTCGGCGCACTTGGTGGCGCGGCGGGAACGGCTCTTGGCGGCCCATTAGGCGGCGCAATCGGTAAAGGATTATTCGGAGGCTAATGCATGAACGGATTTACCCCTGACCGAAAGCCGCAGCAAATGGCGCGTATGCTGGCAATGCAGGAGCGGAATCTGTCGCTCAACAGCCCCGGCAACAATATGCGGAACGTCCCGCAGCCTAACCTGATGTACTCGGGCGCTACGCCTAACACCAACCCCGGTGTGCCGCCGCAGGCCATGAACTTTAACGGCCCACCGCAGGCCATGCAGGGCGGTCGTCCGATGGGTTACGGCCCGCCCGTTCGCAGCATGGGCCAGCCGCAGATGGGGCCGCCTCGCTCACCGCAAGTGGGCGGCATGATGCAGCGCCCGCGTATGCCCGCTCCCGCAGGGATGACAACGCCGCAGGGGGGCTCATACAGAGGGGACTTTGAAAATGCCAGTTAAGTACACGCAAACCTTCCGCGCACCGACTGAATACGAGCGCCAGTTAGAGGAAGCGCGTCGGCGTGCCGCATTGGCAGAAGCCCTTGCACAGCAGGAATATCAGCCGATGGAAGGCAACGCAGCGCCGATCCCCAAGGCTGCGCCGCTAGTGAAGGCATTGCAGAGTTTTATGACCGCCCGCGCAGGTCGTCAGGCAGAAGAAGCCAAGGCCGAGGCAGAAAAGGCAGGCCGCACCGAATTTGCTGATTACATCCGTTCGTTTGACCCCGAGCAGCGCAACGTCAACATGGCGCAACTTGCTGCTATGGAAGCGCCGATGCCGATGATCAATACGGAGCCGGGCGGTGGCCCTGCCGTGCCATACGGTCAGCCGGGGTTCCGCAGCACGGAATACGCACAGCCAAGCGCCATTGCAGCGCCTAACCAGCGTTTGATGCCCGTGATGGGCGCAGACGGTCAACCTGATTTTAGTCAGCCGATGCAAATGCAGGTTGGCGGCCCGCTGACAGCAGCGCAGAAGCGTGCGCGAGCGTTGGAAGGGCTGGAAAGCGGCAACCCGATGGTGCAGCAGTTCGCCATGTCGCAGTACGAGGCGACGATGCCCAAGACGGCCAACCTCAAGATTGGCGACATTGACCCTAGCAAATTCACGCCTGCAAGCGTGGCTGATGCCACTCGCACGGGCGACATCAGCAAGTTGGTTGTGATTGAAAAGCCTGCCGAGTCTATGGTGGGCAAACCGTCACCGGCTGATTTCACGCCTGCCAGCATTGCCAAATTTTCAAAAACTGGCAATTACGCCGATTTGGTTGCGGTTCCCAAGCCAGCGCCCGTTACCAACATTGACCTTGGCAATAAAGGCAGTCAGTTAGCGCAAGAATTGTATTTGAAAAAGATTGACGCTTTGAGTGGGCCGGCAAAAAGCGCCACTCGCGTTCTATCGCAAGTCAATGCAATGGACGCTGCAACGCAAAAAGGAACCTTTACGGGAACATTGGCTCCTACCGCTGTCGGCGCAGCGCAGTTTTTGGACAGCTTTGGGTTTAAAGTTGACCCAGAAGTTTTGTCAAACACTAGAGAGTTTCAAGCTGCAAGTAGTCAGTTGGTTCTGCAGTTTATGGCAAGCCTTGGCGGCGCTCGCGGCTTTACTGATAAAGAAACGGCAATTTTGCAAGACGCATTCCCCAAGATTGTTGATTCGCCGCAAGCGCGTAAACAGATCGCTGATTTGTTGCGCGATAGGGCCATGCAAGACGTTGAAGATTACAACGACGCTGTGGATACCTTTGGTAGAAAATACAAAGATACTGTCAGCCCGTATGAAAAGATTGATAACGAAGAACTGCGGTATCTTCGTTGGAAGCGTAGTCAAGGGGGTCGCTAATGGACGACTTTACGCCAGAGGAAATTGAACGCTTCAAAAAGCGTTTAGCCGCTGAACAAGGCATGGCAAACATGGACGCCATGACGCACACCGTTTCTACGCCCGTATCGCGTCCGTCGTCTACGCCGCAAATGCGAACGTATGATCCCGCAACCGGCACGATTGGCGGCGAAGTAAGCCCGCTGGTTCGCGCATTGATGGGCGTTGGCGCTGGCGTTGAACGTGCTGCTGCAAGCGCAGGCGAATTGACCGGCTTGGTGTCGCCAGAGCGGTATCAAAACATTCGTGAACGCAACGAACCGTTTACACAAGGGCCGTTGGGAGCAACAGGCGAGTTTGTTGGCGAAACGGCTGCTTCATCATTAATGGGTGGCCCAGTTGGTCGGATGTTCCGTATGGGTGGCCCGATTATGCGCGGCGCTATTGAGGGCGGCGCGACGACTTACGCTACCGCTGAACCCGAAAACCGCAGAACGGAAGGTGCATATGGCACTTTGGCGGCTGCTGCGGTTCCTGCCGCTGGAAGGGTAGCTCGCACAGCAGTAAGCGGCATTGATATGTCGCCCGCTGCTCGTCGTCTTACGTCAGAAGGCGTGGAATTAACGCCGGGGCAAATCGCGCCAAACAGCACATGGGCAATGGTTGAAGAATCCATGATGCGGATTCCGTTGATTGGCCCCAAAGTCGCCGCAGCCCGTGAGCGCGGCTGGCAACAAACGCAAGCATTGATCGGCAAAGAGGCGGCTCCACCGGGGTACACGCCGCCCGCTAAAACCGATGTGCGTGACACATACAACGACCTTAAAGACGCCTACAACACCGCATACGATCAATTTAAGGGCTATCCATTGCAGCCTGTATTGATGCGAGTGCAAGGCGGCAATGTGCCGTTGTCGCAAGCAATGGCAATTTCGCGTCAAGCCGCTGCAGACCCTAAATCTCGCCGTTATGTTCAGTCATTTATTGACAACGAACTTGGCCGAATTAAAGGGCGGCAGTTGACTAGCGGTGATTTGCTAACGATCCGATCCAATATCCGCACAAAGTTGCGTGATATGTCGGGAAATCAAAATTTCCCAGACGCAGAATCTTTGCTGCAAAACGCCGAGAAAAAAGCAACGGAAGTATTGGAATCGCAACTGCCGCCTGACGCGATGAAAGCGTTGCGCGAGGTAGACGCCAAATATGGCAATTTCAAAGTGCTTGAAGATGCCATTGTTCGCTCTAAAGATCGTCCAGATGCGTTTACTCCAGCGCAGTTTTCTATGGCCGTAAAAGAAAGCACGGGCAGCAAAGGACAGTATGCAAGTGGCGGCGGTCGGATGCGCGATATTGCCGCCGAATCAGTAGATGTTTTTTCACCGCGAACGCCCGTAACTGGAGCGCAGCAGCCAAGTCAGCTTGTTGGCTACGCGGCTGCTGTTCCTGCATCTTTAATTTATGGCGACCGTGGTCGCAAATTAGGCAAAGTGTTGGCGGGGCAAACCGACGTTCAACGTCAACTCCAAGACTTTGAAAACAAGTTCAAACGCAAACTTTCAGAGCGAGAGCGTGAAGAATTGGCCCGAGTATTGCGTATGGGCGCGGCTCAATACTCGGCTCAACAGCAGCCGTTCTTTGCGACGACACAGGAGTAAACGAGCATGAGCTTTAACGGCAGCGGCGTATTTGTCATCAATTCGGCAGGCCAGCCGGTCGTTGCCAACACGGTTATCTCGTCAACCGTTTTCAACGCTCTGACGGCTGACCTTGCCACCGGCTTGACCAACTGCATCACCAAGGACGGTCAATCCACGCCCACGGCTAACATCC